CTTCACCAGGCAAAACAACTAATCGGTAAAGTACATAAGAATGCTACTAACCCCCATTTCAAGAAATCTTATGCAGATATCAATAGTATCCTAGAGACTGTTGAGCCTATCTTATTACAGCATGATCTACTTTTGCTACAGCCTATAGATGGTGGTAGTGTTTGTACTCAGCTTGTTTGTATTTATACTGGCTTTTCTATCAGTAGCTGTATGGCACTTGACTTAAATCTAGATGCTCAGAAGCAGGGTAGTCAAATTTCTTACTTCAGAAGGTACACCATCCAAAGCTTGCTAACTTTGCAAGCCACAGATGATGATGGCCACGTAGCATCTACTGCAAAGCCTAAGATAGATGCAAAGAGATTTACTGAGGCTATTAAGACTATATCAGATGGTAAGTTTACCATAGAGAAGTTAAAGGATAGCTTTGACCTTACAGAAACGCAAGAGAAAGCATTACTATTAATACCTGTAATATGAAAATTAGATGCAGTGCTATAGGTAAGATAATGACCTCATCCAAAACTAAAGGGGAGGTACTATCACAAACAACTAAAACGTATATCCAGGGCTTAGCCCTGGCACACGTTTATGGTATCAGAAAAGAGTTTACTAGTAAGTATACTGATAAGGGTAATGAGTGCGAGGATATGTGCCTCAGCTTTGTAATGGAGCAGATAGACAAGGGCTTTATATTTAAGAATGAAGAGCACTTCACTAATGAGTGGCTAACAGGTACTCCTGATGTGGTTACTGATCAGGTGCTAGTAGATGTAAAGAACTCATGGAGTGGCAGCACGTTCCCTTGGTTTGATACTGAATGCCCTAACAAAGAGTACTACTATCAGCTCCAAGGGTATATGTGGCTAACTGATAAGCAGGAAGCACTACTATGCTACTGCCTAACCAATACACCACATGCTATCGTAGAGCAGGAGGTAAAGAGTGCTCACTATAAGTTAGGGCTAATGGAGGAGAGTTTAGATCTTAGAGACCAGGTGCAGAAACAGCACAGCTTTAATCATATCCCTGATGCTAAAAGAGTAAAGACCTTTGTAATACAAAGAGATGATGAGGTGATAGAGCAAATTAAGGTGAGGGTAGAACAGTGCAGGGATTATTTTAACGAACTAATAAAACAACTATGATAATTTTACTATCAATACTACTAGCTCCAGCAGTCGTTTGGGGATGGGCAGTAACTATTTTATGGGTACAAGACTATTTTGGATTTGATGATTAATAATAACTAAAAACAAGTAAAACAATGGAAACTAAAATTAACACAGGTGCTATCTTTAAGAACGACAAAAAGACAAGCGAAACTCACCCTGACTACAAAGGGAAGGTAAATGTAAACGGTAAAGATATGGAGGTAGCTCTATGGTTAAAAGAAAGTAAAGCAGGTACAAAGTACTTTAGTGCTACTTTCCAAGAGCCTTATGTGAAACCTGAAGCTAGAGTAGTAACTGATGAGCAGGATGATGATTTGCCATTCTAAATAATATTACTATATTTGGGCCATGATATTACTAGCCCTTATACCTTTAGCTTGGTGGTTTGTTACTTTTGAGCCACTGCAAGCAACTTTTAACTACTTATTCAAGTATAACACCAGGTACCCATTAGCCATACATATACACTCTGCTTTAGGATGTATTAAATGTGTGGCTTTTTGGCTTACTATATTTTGTACCTTTGATTTTATCCTGGCTTGTCAGGCTGCACTGCTTGCTTATATACTAGATGAATGTTTACAGAAGCTGAGATAGAACTAATTGATAATATAGCTAAGATGCCTGATAGTGAAAGGTATACTAAGTACAGCTGTATTAAACTCTACAAAATTAAAGAGAAATACGAAGGTAGACAGCCTAGGGAATGCTTTTGTGCATCAGTTAGGAGGAGGATATGGTCCAAGGACTTTATGCAATGGTATGAAAAAAGCCTTAGACAAGTACATTAGCAGCAACTATGCTGAGGTGAGGGCATACACTGCCTACTTCCTATCTAAGATGGGGAGCTACATAGACGCTGATACTGTCATAAACAACTCCTACCTTCACGTAGTTAATATAGATGGTGATCCTGATAAGGTGAAAGGTTATCTACTAAACACAATTAAGTATCAGATCCTGTGGAGTACATCAAAGAGTCACCGGGATGATAAGATAACAGCCATTGAGCACCCCAATACTGAGCCTGTAGATGATGATGATTTGGTGCATAAGCTTAGGGAGGATAGAGCCTACTCTTTTAACAAAGGTTTGATAGAGATCTATAGGAATGAGATAACAGATAAGATACAGCTAATAGTATTTGAAGCTTACATTGATAAGGGGTATATTACTAGTAGAGCTATGGCTATTTATTTCGGTATTACTCATACCTCAGCTTACTACCTAATAAAGGAATTGAAACAAAACATAAACAAATTACAATATAGGTATGAAACCGAGCCAAGTTATTAGTATCTTTAGCCTGTTAATAGCTCTGAGCTGTGGACTTGCTTTGTTTTGTTTAGACTATGAGTGGGCCAGTAGAGCTGCAGGGTTATGGATAGCTTTTTATTATACATTTTTAATTTTAACACAGTATGAAGACAAAGAATGAACACCTAGGTACGTACATTACTACCTACAATGGCAACTATGAGAGAACTATAGAGGTCACAGAAGAGATGGCTAATGAGCATAAGTACTATACCTCTATTGGTTTAGGTTACTTATTTGAAGAGAGCACTCCTAAGGTAAAGTATAAAGGGGTAGAGAACGATAAAGATGCCTAAGCCTAAACTGATAGAAACTCCTGAGAAGTTAATGGAGATATTTGAGGCTTACAAGGATCATTGTGCTGCTAACCCCAGGACTAAATGGGTGCTGTCTCAAAAGACTGCTGAGATGGTAGCAGAACCATTAAGGGTACCTTTGACTAATGAGGGCTTTGAGATATTCTGCTATAATAACTACAGTGATGTGCACCATTATTTTGATAATACTGATAACAGATATTCTGAATATAGGACAGTCTGTTCGCACATAAAGAAAGAGATCCGTAACGATCAGATCACAGGTGGAATGGTAGGACAGTTTAACCCATCCATAACTCAACGTCTCAATGCATTAAAAGAGCATACAGATGTAACCAGTGGTGATGAGAAGATATCAGCTATCACTGTTACTATAGTTAAGTAGTAGTAGTAGTATAATAATAATAATAACAATATACTCTCTGAGAGGGGGGTAGCTTTGCTATGGATATAAAAGCGACTGCAATCTTTGAAAAGAACTATGATGCCATAGCAGGAGATAAACGCTTCATAATTAATGAGGGTGGTAGTAGAAGCTCTAAGACTTACAGCCTTTGTCAGCTCATGATCATCTACTGCCTGCAGAATAACAATAAGGTGGTGTCAGTGATACGTAAGACCTTCCCTGCCCTACGTGCTACAGTGCTCAGAGACTTTATAGAGATACTAAAAGATATAGGGCTGTATAAGCAGGAGATGCATAACAAGAGTGAGCACATCTATACCTTTGCTAATGGATCTATGGTAGAGTTCTTTAGTGTAGATGATGAGCAAAAGATAAGGGGTAGGAAGAGAGACATAGCCTGGTGTAATGAAGCCAATGAGCTGTACTTCGATGACTTCACTCAGCTCAATATGAGAACTGAGGACAAGCTTATCTTTGACTATAACCCTAGTGATAGTGCATCCTGGTTATATGAGCTACCTGCTGAGGAAAGCATAAAGATAAAGAGCACCTACAAAGATAACCCATTCCTACCTGATAGTATCAAGGCTCAGATAGAGGATTTAGCTAGAACAGATGAGGCACTGTATCAGATCTATGCCCTAGGTGAGAAGGCTATCAGTAAGAGTAACATCTATAGTCAATGGACCTTTGTAGCTCATAGGCCCTCAAGGTTTGTTAAGTATGTATATGGATTAGACTTTGGATACAATCACCCCACAGCTTTGATGAGGGTGTACTACTGCGACAATGATATCTACATAGAGCCTGTGATATATGAAAGCTACCTAACCACTACCATGCTCATTGAGAAGCTAGCAACCCT